ATGAGAAAAATTAAACCAAAACTTGCTTCGGCCGAAAGGCTGAACAATCTTATCACGCATTATTTCGAATGGATCAAAGGCGAATACCGTACCGAGCCAAAAGAAATAAACGGTGTGCTGACCGACGAAAAAGTTTGGGTCCGCCTGCCTGAACCTCCAACCATTGCCGGATTAGCGCTCCACCTCGGTTTCAGTAGCCTCAAAGAAATGAGTCAATATGAATCCACAGGAAAATACCCCGAATTAATTCAAGGCGGCCGTTTGCGCGTTATATATGAGTATGAGAAAAGGTTGCTTAATGGTCCCGCCTCGGGTGCTATTTTTGCGCTAAAAGGCATCCTCGATTGGAACGGTCAGGATGAAGACAAACCGTCTGAACCAACCAACATAAACCTCAAAACAGAAATTATAACCGCAGGGCCGCCGCTTGCTTCTTCTGAAAGGGACGTAGTATTATAATTATCTTGTATAATAATAATCCTCTTCCTCTTTGTAATTGGTGGTTACATTATTGATGATGGTGTTATAAACCAATTCATAATGCAAATTAAATTGCGATGAAGTAAGCAGGTTGATCTGCGAACTGTGCGATACAACATTGACAGCCGGTAATGCTGTACCGGAAGAGCTGGCTGCATCGTAAAAGCCAATCATGTTTCTGAACCCGGCAAGCGCTGTATTAATATTGAGGCTTGAGTTTACAATGCTATAAATACCATAAGTAGAATCTACCCCGGTAACTGCAGTATTACCGCTCCCCAGGTTTGTATTGCCACCTGTTATAAAACCACTATGTATAGCAACACTGCTAAAGGTATTGTCTTTATTAAATTGGGCGTGGCTAACATCAGTAACTGAAGTCGTACAGGTAGTATCCAATTGCACTGCACCATTTACGTAAATTACAGTCTATTGCTTTTGCAAATTCCATTTGCCAAGTATCAGCGTAGATGCATTAAAAGGCGCACCTCCGTTACTACCCTTTTGGCAAGCCTGTAAGGCGGCTATTAAAAGGCAAGCCATCAGTATGCGATAAAGTTTATTCATCAGGTTATAATTTAGATGAAGTTTCGGTTTAAACTAAAAATAAAGTTACAAATAATTATCTAAAAATCAAATGCTTGCAAAGCAACAAGCCTCTACACTATTTATTGCAAATTATGATGCCGAAGCTCATACAGTTATCAATCAGGGAGGAAGCAACTCCGGCAAAACTTACGCCATTATGCAGGTGTTATTTTGCTTTGCCCTCGAACAGGAAAAACAAGTGATAACGGTAGTCGGCCAGGATATCCCCAATCTTAAAGCCGGCGCTTTACGCGATGCGCTGAAAATATATGGCGATACTAAATTGATATTGGCCAGCGTAAAAAAATATAATAAATCGGAGCGAATTTTCCGGTTCCGCAATGGCAGCATCATAGAATTCAAAAGTTATACTGATGCACAAGATGCCAAGTCCGGAAAAAGAGATTATTTGTTTATTAATGAGGCGAACGGCATTGACTGGCAGGTTTATAGCGAGTTGGCTTTACGCACACGAAAACGGATCTATATCGACTATAACCCCAACACTGCCTTTTGGGTACATGATAATTTACTTGGCAGGGATGACATACAACTCATTATATCCGATCACCGGCATAACCCCTTCCTGGATAACAGTACACACAATAAGATCGAGTCACTTCAGCAAACGGATAATGAAAGATGGAAAGTATATGCCAGGGGTATCACAGGTAAAGTCAGCGGACTTGTTTTAAGCAATTGGTACTTATGCAATACTATTCCACAAGACGCAAAACTAATTGCCCTGGGGCTTGATTTTGGTTTCACTAATGACGAAACCGGCTGCATCGAAGTATACCGGTACAACGGTGAGCTTTGGATAAATGAACTGATCTATGAAACCGGACTTACTAACCTGGACATATCCGAAAGACTCACCGGTCTTAATATCAGCAAACGCACAGAGATTATTGCCGACAGCGCAGAACCTAAATCAATTGAAGAACTCAAACGTTTAGGTTGGTATATCACTGGTGTAAAGAAGGGTGCCGATAGCGTTAAAAACTCCATCGATATTTTAAAACGTTACAAGCTAAATATCACCCGGAATAGCCTCAATCTGCGCGAAGAACTGAGCCGCTACAAATGGCGGACTGATCGTTCGGGCAAAGCCATTAATGAACCAGTGGATAGCTTCAATCATTTAATAGATCCGCTGCGATATATTGCATTAAATAAATTAAAAATCAATAAATTAGCTATGCCCAAAAGCAGACTCCCTTACAAGGAAAAAGACACGCAGGCGCCGCTCTCAAATTTGATTAATCTATGATCGAAAAAACGCTTAAAACAATTGATGGCAGCTTGAGGGTGCGAATTCCTACCATTCTCAACGAGATCACGCTCGGTCAAATGATCGAGATACAGGAAAAGCATTACCTCGACGATCTGGATGCTATCAGCATTCTCTCCGGCATCCCTAAAGATGACCTGAAAAACGTTATCAACTTTAATGACTTCAGCGTTTTCGGCGAATCTGTACAATCACTTGCCCACCAGATCAAATACCTGTACAACAGCGACATTGTTCCGCATAACGTAACTTTTATTCTGGGCAAGCGCAAAGTTCTTGTTAAGGTGATTCACAACCTGTCAGTTGAACCTGCCGGGGCATTTTTAGCCGCACGCGATATTATTGCCGACGAGATTAACCTTCACATCAACTTGTATGGCGAAGAGCACTGGAAGGAACATTTTCAGCCATCGCTCAAAGCCTGCTGCAATGTGCTGGCGCAATACTTTTTCTGCCGGGCAACGGGCAAAAAATACGACGAATACGAAGCGGAAGAATTTAATGAAGAAGTTAAAAAATTACGGGTGACGGAGGCGCTGCCTATAGCCAAGCATTTTTTTACCTGTTATCCCGACTTATTGAAGCAGAAGATCGGGTTCTTTCAGCGCCTGCATCTGTACTGGAGAAGAAAGCAGGTATTAAGGCGTTTGAAAAATTTAAATACATAAACACCGTCAACTCCCTCGCCGGCGGCGACATCACCAAATGGGCCGATATACTCGCTCTTCCCTACGACCGTGTACTAACTAAGCTATTGCTAAATAAAACAGAAGCCGAGTATCAGCGGAGGTATCAGGAATTATTGAACGCGCAGAGATAGTTAACAGGCAAACCCGAAAAATTGAGCAAGATAGACTATAATTTAGCATAGTCGCAACAATTGATAATGATATACGTAAATAATACAATTGTAAGAAATCAAAAATAATTGATACTAATTAGTAGAAATTAGCAGTATTGGAATTATATTTGTACATATTGGCATAGCTGTTTCACTTGATAGTTATACTAATTTTTTTACTGTAATAAGTTATGGAAATTTTGATAGAAGATAATGCCGTTAATCTGCAAAAACAGACCACACATGTTATAGTAGAACAAAAAGTAATGTCCTTTCATGAAGGGGTTGATGATTTCCTCGACAAGATTTTAGACTTAAAGAAACAGGTGAAAGATCTTTCGATTAACACAACAAATTTCATTGAAGAGACCATTATCTACATTAATTCTAATGAAAATAAAGAAACCTATATTTTTATTAGGGAGCTTTTATTTCCTATCAGACAATGTATAGAGAGACTTTTAACCACTATAGATGAATCGTCTCCAAAATTCAAAGAATGTTTTATCGATTTTATTGAGCCATTTAAAGTACTTCTTAGTGATGTAGAAGAGATTATTGACGATTTGAGGTATAAAATAGAAGGAGACAGCGAAATGGAATCTTTGTTAAAGTAGCAGCCCCTTGACCATTTTAGAAACCGAATCTTTTCAACAATCTCTTTCCGTCCTAAATAAAACTAAATATAATAGGGACTACGGTGCAATAAATAGCGAAATCTTTTCCTTCTTTAAGACCAATCCTACACTTGAGTTGGTGTGGATGCAGCCGGAATTTTTATCTGGGAATGATAAAAAACGATTAAACAAAACGCGCATTGCAAATTCAACAAAAGGCGGTGGAAAGTCTTACGGATATCGGATCGTTTTATTATGTGATAGAGGACTTGATACGGTGAACTTGTTGTATATCTTCCCAAAATTCGGCCCACGTCATCAGCCCAATATAGGCGACAACTTTAAGAAAGATTTGGTTAAAGGTTATAACGATCAGTTGACGAATCAGTCCTTAGTCAAATCTATTTTCAATAACGCTTTATTGCCAACATTGAAAACAGCTTTTGCTGATGAAGACAACAAAATAGAATTAACGATCGATTGTGATCACAAGGAATTTACTGTCAAAAATCAATCAGATATTGTTGCGAGGTTTAGTCTTGACATATCGTTGAATCATTCACATCCAGAGTTAAAAGAAAGCACTGTTGGTCATCTTAAAAAGGCAATTCAAAATTATTTTCAACACCAGTCGTAATAAAGCCTTCTTTTTTTGAGTCTTCAGTAGGGCGATCTAACGGGCTCAGCCTCTTCGAGCACCTTTAAAAAGAAATTACTTCCGAAAAAATCACAAGGGAAATCGATGACTCGCCCGGCTAGGCGTACCTGAAATTTATTGAGTTATAGAAATTTACCCAAGCACTAACGACTGGACGGAGTCCTGCGATCATTTGAGATTTAAGAGCACACGTTGAACTCTTAAGCCAGTAAGGTTTTTCCGAAGCTAAGCTTTTCGCCGAGCCTTTTGCCTGAACCAGACTTTCAGAACCGGCCTGTTGGCAGACAGGTTAAAAGATTTTCAGAATTCAGGCCATATAATCCATTCAACAAATTCCAGTTCAGATAATGCTAATGAACTAATCAACTAATGACTAATGACCAATCAACCAACCCCATGCCCATAAGAAACCAAATTGAAGCGATAACCCAATCGCTTACCGAGCAACCCAACTTTATTTACGGCACAGTAAATGAGATCAATCAGCTGGCTGATGACACCTCATTCCCTTGCGTTTTCATGTACCCATTACAACCCATTGATGTTTCACCCCAGGTAAATGGTTCTGTGGACAATAGCTTCTCACTCTATTTGGAGTTCTTGTATAAGACAGAATTCGATCAATTTACATCCGGCAACGAAGACTACGTAAACCAGGCACTTCGCATGGCAAATGAGTTCATCGTCAAAGCATCCAAATACCGCGAAGGCGATGGCCGTTACTTCCGCATCAAAGCAGGCGACAAAGCCAAATGCCTTCCCGTTTACAATAAATTCGATGTTAACTCAACAGGTGTTAGCTTGACTATCAGCTTGGCGACAATGTATTTCGAAAGTTATTAAGTCCGTGTTTACTCACCCCCAACCCCTCTCTCCGCAAGCGGAAAGAGGGGAGTAAAAAATCTAAAAAAACCCTCTTTACGCGTAGCGTAGAGAGGGCAGGGTGAGTCAACTATGCGACATATATTACCATAAAACATCACCAATGACAAATGACCAATGACCAACAACCACCTAACCACCTTCCTCGAGTCCCTCAAAACCGACATTATCCATTCCCTGCAATCAAATGGCAAATACGCCACCGGGCAAACTGCACAGCAGATTGTAATTGATACCGATGGCGATAGCCCGCAGCTACAACTGCCAGCCTACATGCAAATACTGGAATCGGGGCGCAGCCCTACCAGTCCAAATGCTATACCCGGCAGTCCACCCATGATCGACCGCATCAAGCAATGGTGCCAGGCCAAAGGCATACCCGACAAGGCCGCCTGGGCCATCAAAAAATCAATCGACAAAAAAGGATTTAAAGGCACACCCGGCATTCTATCAGAACCACTCAGCGAAGCCAATATCAACCTGCGTCTCGATCAAACCATCGACCCAATGACAGATGAAATATCACAACAAATAATTGATTCATTAGGGTTGAGTTAAAAATTCACTCATTCACTAACTCACTCATTCACTAATTATCTTCCCTATGTCTTTATTTCCCCAAATACAGATCACCAACCAGGTAAGCGCCACCGATAATGGGATTATTTACACCAATGGCGACGTCTATATCATCATCACCGATGAAAACAATAATCCCGCCAACGGCAATAACATGACGGTCACCGTTGCATTTTACGACACAGGAAACACTAACAATCATGATTTCATCATCCCGGGCCAAAGCTTACTGATCTACAGCGGCATCCTGAGCCGTAAACAAGCTTCGGATGGAACTGTAATCGACATCCGCAATTTCACAGTAGTCGATTCTGCCGAAGGTACCCCCAGCCCCCCAACAGTGTGCGATGCCGCCATCAATGCTATAATTACCGACAAAAAAGAATCCGCTCCCGGTGCAGCCGACGGACAAATTACCATCAACGCTTCATCCGGTTACGGCCCTATTCAGTATAGTTTAGACGCTATTACCTACCAGTCGTCGCCTATATTTACCGGTCTGACCGGAGGCTCATACACCGCCTATATACGCGATGCTAACAGTTGTACTGCTTTCAAGCAATTCACACTCCTCACAGTTAGCAACCTGCTGATCGGCGACCCATCCGTAGATTTAGGCAATGGCAACATTTCCCGGTGGAATGCTGCTTTCAATCCAATTGTATTTACCTATCAGCGTAAGGATTTCGAGGTAACCGGCATCACGCAGGATAGCCAGACACAAAAAGCACAGTTAAACATTAACGCTACGGTGATCGGCACCAAACCCAACGAAATGATCTATGTAAATGCGGGAGCTTATAACGGTATTTATCAGGTTTACCAGGTACAATACAATTCCCTGATCATCGATACCCCTTATGTTTCCTCATCAACCACAGGCGGCTATGTCAACATCAATAGTCTCAGGCCTTATTACAAAATGCGGACACAGATCACCTACCAGGACAAGCTCACCGGTCAGCAGCAAACCATTCAAGCCACCAACAGGCCGGATAGTAAGGGCATCATCCGTGCAGATTTTTCCAACTTTCTGCAAAGCCTGCTGCGTGCTAAAGATGAAAGCACTTTTACTCGAACAAACTTCCGCGACGATAACCTGAGCGCCAGCTACCAAATCCAATATGCTGAAAGCTGGTACGATGGCACCCCGGATGGTTATACTTCGTCCTACATCCCTATTTCCGACCCCTATTATGTGATCTATGCCGCCAAACAATTGGGAACCAAATATGGGGGCAACCTGGCAGCTTATATACCCTTTGCATCATTAACTGATAATACACAACTGGCAAAATGGATTACCGATTTTGCCGAGCCTGCTTATTCCAATGGTTACCCCTTTGATATTGGTTTTATTTACAGCGAGAACCTGCTTGGCCTCAATATCTATTGCGAAGTTACTTTACTGGATATTAACCGCAATCCATTACCCGGAGATGTGCAAGCCAATTTCCTGCTAAATGAAGATAGCTCATGGCTGCTTAACCAGGACAGCAGCAAACTCATCATTTCAGGCCAAACAATTTCCACAACGCCGCTTCCGGTACAACTGGGGTTAAACCGTTTAATGATAAATGGGAACTTCCCGGATGAAGCACGATACATTACTGTTAGCTTAAAGTACGATGATGAGAATGGAACGACCCATGCGATAACCCAAACCCAAACTATCCGCATTGACGATGCAGTGGATGAGCGATCGGTTTACCTACGGTGGATAGGCTTAAGCGGAAGCTGGGAATATTATCGCTTCGTTTATAACCAGGAAGTTTCGCTTGATGTGCAAAACGCCACTATCATTAAAAACTTTGTATATGATTGGGAAAACCAGGACAGCATTGAAGAAGTAATCTCCAAAGATGCCGGGCAAAAAATGAAAGTAATGGCCGAAGATCTGTCTGTTAATGACATTAAGGGGTTGCAATCCATCAAATACTCACCTAAAGTGCAGATGCTGGTGAACAAAAACCCCGTGAAATGGCAAACCATTGTCATCAACACCGCAACTTACAGCGAATACGAAACCATGAACGGGCAGGCTCCTTTCAGCATCACCTTTAATATGCCGTCTATCAATATTCAAACGCAATAAAAAAGTCCCTCTCCATTGGAGAGGGATTTAGGGTGAGGCTGCCGTCAACTAATATCCAAACGGATTACGCTTACTTACCAAGCGTTATTTTCTGCACATTATTTACAACCGTACCCGCAGCTGTATAACTATAATTGATACTAAGAAGCAGCGTATTGCTGGTCGGAATTTCAAACGAATAGGTTTTCCCCATCATAATAGCTGTGATTTGCGAAAAGGTAATATTGTTGCCAGAAACCTGGTAAGTAAAGCCCAGAGGTGGTACAGAAACAAAATTCGGATCAGCAGAATATTCCTCAAGACCTGTACCGTCATTTTTAAATTGATAATAAGTGTTAGTAGCCGTATCGGGGTAAGTGATTGTATAGGGCGTATCCGAAAAGGCATTTGAAGACGATGTTGTTGTGACCTGCCGCACATACCATTTACCAATCAAACCAACCGGAATTTGAGATTTGTTTTCCTTTTTACAACTAGCCTGACTACCGACTAAAATCATCAAAAAGAGTATGCCGAAAAGTTTATTCATTATGATTTAGATTATTGGTACATCTAAGTTAATCAATATCAGAATAATACATGCTTTAACCTTGCAACTTTCCAACTTTTCAACCTTACAACTAAAAAATGAACCAACTCCAATTATACATTAATGATCAGCTGGTCGACCTTAACGACGATAGCCCTATCGCCCTCACTTTCCAGATCAACAACCTGGCCGAGGTGCAAAATCAGCAGGGAAACACCAGCAACCAATTCAAATTGCCGCTTACGCAACGCAACCGGCAGATACTGGGCTTCCCGGATGATATCGCTTTTACTACCAACGCCCCTTATCAGCAATATCCGGCCAGGTTAATTCAGGATGGCTTGGAGATCATCCCTTATGGCATAGCCGAGCTTAACAATATCGAGCAGGATAACGCCAATGTTACTGTACTGTCTGGCAACGTCGATTTTTTTGATGCGATAGACGGTAAACTGTATGATATGGGCGATAGCACCAGTCAGTGGACCAACTATGGCCAAAACCTGGTTTGGAAACAATACGACCATACCTGGAACCTGCAGAATGCAGCCACCTCACAAACCAAAACGGATGGGTGGATATACCCGGTAATAGATTATGGATTTATCAACGGACAGGATTTTACACCACCCATCGATGTCCATTATCTCAGGCCAGGCTTCTTTATTAAATCAGCTATTGATTTGTTGTTGCAATCGGCCGGCTATAAAGGTAAAGGATCATTGCTTGATGATCCGCTTTATCCATTACTTATTTGCCAGTTCAGTAACAGTTCATGGGAGCATGGGGCCGATTATCAGAATCGGCCGGATAACCGGAGTTGTGCGGTGGCAACAGGTATCAATAAATTATTGGATCACCCCAGCGACGCCAACCCAAATGGTACTTTAACATGGGATCTTATTAATTCAGATCCATCCCATCAATTCTCAGGTGGTACTACATTCGTCTCATCGCAGACAAACAATATACTTGTAACAGTAACTTTCCCGCATGTACGCATGACAGGCAAAATAACCGGAAATCATCCTACCCACTTTAAAGTAGTCCTGATCACACACACATCTGCCGGCGACGCCGAATCAGCAAGTATTGATTTTACATGGGATATGGGTTCGTGGCAAAGAACCAGCGGCGATGGAGGGAATATTAAAGGGTATGTTGATATCTATAATACAGTCGTTTCATTCCAAACAACGCTAAATGATGGTGAAAGTGTTGAAGTACGTTACACCTGGCTTGGTGACAATCCTTCATCGTTTGTCATTTACCAGGGCGCTACTTTTACAGTTCAATCACAAAATCAAAATGTCCAATTTGGTCAAACCGTTCAATGCGAGCGAATCTTTCCCGATATCAGTCAAAAAGATTTGCTAAAGGATACCTTGCAGCGTTTTGGCATCATTTGCCAAACAGACAATGCTACCCGCACAGTAAGCTTCAACTCCTTACGTGATATTGTAAACAACATTCCGATTGCAAGTGACTGGACCGGCAAATGCATTGATCAGGGCAAACAGGTATCATTTCAATTAGGAAGCTACGCACAGGTAAATTATATGAAATACAAAGAAGACGATAATGTATTACCAAAAGATTTTGCCAACGCACAGATCAACATCAATGATACCACGCTGCCGGCAACAGCCGATCTTTTGGAGAGCCAGTTTGCCCCAACACTTAACCGCCCATATCTGATAGGGCAAATTGCCCAAATAAAAATGATAGACAATACCTCAGATAGTATGGATTTCTCCGTCGGTGTATCGCCTCGTATTCTCATCGATCAGAAGACCCGTCTCCCATCGGGCAAAACCATTACGTTCACAGATGGCACTACCAATATTACAGTAAACGATACTATCTCCACACCCTATTTTTATAAACCTGAGGGTGACTATAATCTTTGCTTCTGCGATATGCCGGGAACTGCTAATACAACCTTACCAGGACTAAAAACAAAATATTATCCCGAATTACAAAAAGTGTTAACCCAAACCAAAAAGGTAATCCGTTACTTCCTGTTAACGCCCCGCGATATTCTGGAGTTAGATTTATTGATACCGGTCTACCTGCAACAAGACAACGCCTATTACTACATCAACAAAATAGATAGCTGGCGCAAAGGTCAACCTTGCAAGGTGGAACTGGTAAAATTGGGATAGGGTATTAAAGAAAAAAAAAGTCCTCTCCTTTGGAGAGGATTTAGGTGAGGCAAAATCAAAATATTTGTAAAATCAATTATTGATTCCTATATTTGCTAATATACTTAGCAAGCCTTATTGTATGAAAAATATCTTATCCCTTCTTATATTTTTGCTCCCCTGCCTCACATTTGCTCAAAAGAAATCAATTGACGGTTTTATGGATATTCCATTTGGGAGTGATTCAGCAACTGTAAAGGCTGCTGTACTTGCCAAGGGCGGTAAACAAGTAGATTCACTCTGTACAAAAAACGAGCTGGTGTTTTCAAATTTTTCTTTAAGTCAAAGGCCTGTTTCATATCTTTTTGTAGACTTCGTAAAAAATAAAGCATATAAAGCTATGTTCTCATTTAAGTACAGCGACAACGACATACTATATGCATATGATGACCTTGTTAGCGATATTACAGCGGTTTATGGCAAGCCTTTTGAGGCCGATAACTATCCCGAATTCAGAAGTACTGCAGCCAAAATCAGGAAGGTATGGTCAAAAGATATCGTCATCAAAACTATATGGATAGCAAAAAACAAGAATGGTATGGGACTGGAAATTGAACCTTTTGATGAATCGCTAACGCTGACGCTTCTTTACGAGGATACCTCTCTTGAAAAGATTGTAGACAACAAAAGACAATCTGATCTTTAAATAATTTACTTTTTAAACACACGATTTATTGTATTATACAATAAAATATGCCAATTGGCATTAAAAACATATTAATAACATAGTTATGGCAGACGACATTAAGAAAACAATTAAAATTGACGTACAGGTAAACAGTAATGCACAAGAGCAGCTGGATAATATTAAAAAAGGGGCAGGGGCAATAGGAGAAGCCGTGGGGACTGGTGTGCAGGCTGGTGTTAAAGAAGCGTCAGATCAGGTACAAAAAACAGGCAATGGAATATTCAGTTTTTTTAGTGACGGGTTCAAAAAAGCGTTTAGTAATGTAATTGGATATTATAAAAAAGCTGCAACAGATGGAGGCAAATCAGTAATCGCAATGAATAAAGATGCCAATAAGGCGGTTGAAACAGATACAAAAGCATCACAGGATAAAATCCGGGCAAGCATCATCGATAGCACGCAAAAAACTGCCGACTCGATCTTTTCTATAATGACTAAGAGTAACGACTCCAGGCGGGATTATGATGTAGCAAAAAACGAAAAAGCCAGGAAGGCAGCAATAGCTGCCGCCGGCGACGATAAAGCTGCGGTAGCAGCCATCAATCAGAAATATGACAAGCTGGAAAACGCCGCAAAAAACAAAGCATTCAAAGCCGATCAAAACGCAGCAAGAGCGCAGGCAATTATAAATGGTGCCATTGCCATTACCAAAGCTGAAGCTACATTAGGTCCAATAGCCGGAACTATAGCTATTGGAGTTATCGCCGCCCAAACAGCTGCACAATTAGCAATCATCAGCAAACAACAACCACCCGCACTCGCCAAGGGCGGTTATTTCAAATCGGATGGAAAAGGCGCTGTTCTGCCGGGCTATAGTCGAACTGATAATACCAACGCCTATCTCCGCTCAGGAGAAGCAGTAGTGGTATCGGAAGCCATGCGCGACCCCTGGGCACGTAACCTGGTAAGCGCCATTAACGTTGCCTTTGGCGGACGGGACTTTTCAGTACCAAATTTATCAAGGGGCTACGCCGTGGGTGGTATATTTACCGACGGCGGCAACACTAACCGTTACTATAACCAACCCGTAAATGATCAGAAAAATTTAGCTAATACTGTCGCCTACCAGATGATCAACAACTTCCCTCCCGTTTATGTAGATGTAAAAGACATCAACAACCAACAAAATATCCTCGCTCAAACTATCAACAGGGTAAATCTGTAACCGTGCATTAAAAGTCCTTCTCCCCTGGAGAAGGATTTAGGATGAAGCTAACCGATCCAACCACTACAACCAATACAACTTCTACAACCACTACAACCAAGCAATGAACATCAAAATCGCCAACACCTTATTCGACGACGGCATATTTTCTGAGCTTTACAAAGCTGGTTTCATCACCGCTAAAGTTTTCATTTACCGCGAGATCTATCTATGGGTACAGGCACAGGTTCAAGCGCGGGGCATCACCAAAAACCAGGCAGTGTTGGAGGCCGGAGGAAAATTCAACAGGGACGAGCGCACCATCTGGCGGGCGATGAATAGTTTTGAGGAAAATTGA